CAATTCTCTGGCTCAATCTCGGTGACTAACGTTCGGCCAACATCCCGCCCAGAGCAAATCCCTGATCACATGTGGAACTCAAGAATCATCAACGGAGGCTGGGGATTTGGTTACAATCCAGACTGGCTATGGAGTGTGTGCCATGGTTGTGACTATCGTGGCTGCAATGGTTCGTACATAATCGGTCTGGGTCGTAGTCCAATCGTTAGCGTTGAGGAGGTAATGATTGATGGAGCAGTATTGGATCCAGCAGACTACCGAGTCGATGACGCAAAGTGGCTTGTCCGTCAAGACTGCTCGGGCTGGCCCACGTGCCAAGATTTATCAAGAACTACGGACCAACTCTGTACGTTCGCAGTATCATTCACATTCGGCCAAGACCCACCAGAATCTGGCCAGGCTGCGGCGACGCTACTAGCATCAGAGTTTTACAAAGCTCAAACACCAGCATTAGCTGGGCAATGTAAGTTGCCATCCAGAGTTTCATCCATCAGCCGGCAGGGTGTGAGCATCGCAGTGTTGGATCCAATGACATTCATCAGTCAAGGATTCACTGGTTTGTATATGGTCGATGTATTCATCAGAGCATTCAATCCAAACAAGCAAATTAGGAAGCCCATGGTATTCAGCCCAGATATGGTCAATCTTGGCCGCCGCCAGACATGGCCAGCATCATGACATACATGGATCCGTTTGTCCCATATGAACCGGTGAATTCATTGCGCGAAGTCACGATGGAATATAGCCAGAAGATCGATGGTGCGATCAGAATCACCATCCCAGTCCAACAGCAAGATCGATCTGTCGATTGGGGTGATGGTACGCCAGCATCGACGATCCATGCCGGCGATACATCGTCCATCCATAATTACACTGATCATCATGATGATGAGTCGTACACCATCAAGCTTCACGTTGACGACAAAGACATCGAGATGGTAGTGACGTTCTGATGGATCTTCTCACTCTGTCACAAGACTTGCTTCAATTGGTCCAGGATCAATTGACGGCACAGGGTGTCACGATACCTGATCGTGTCTATTGTGCACCAGGTGCTGACCTGGTCTTTGACTGTGAGCAGATGACAGTCCATCTGTCAAGAATCATCAGCAATTTCCAGGGCAATGATTCGCCATACCCAGCACCACATGCAATACGGCGCAAGTCTGCTGAGTTCTATGTGACGTTAGTTCGATGCGTGCCAACGATGGAAGAGGATGGCGAGCCACCGTCACCAGCAGACCTGACGACCAGTGCCGGTGTGATCATGAATGATGCTATGGCATTGCGGGTTGCTCTGGAGACTATCGACGCCCAGCACTCGTTGGTACCCCGCAATATCCCCACAACGGTTGGGCAACTGAATACAATTGGTCCATTAGGGGCATTGGCGGCAACGCAAATCGTGTATACGGTTGAAGTTGTTAGCAATGCTGCTGGGTGGGTTGGCTGATGGTCAGCGGCAGAATCAACAATAGCAAGAATGTGACTTTCGTCATTGATAATCAGGTTCTTGCTGACATGCTGACTGGGCCAAATGGCATGGTTGTTGTTTACCTGATCAAGCGTGCTGTCATCTTGCAGGATGCCGCCAAGAAGCAGATACGCATGGGGCACGTTCACGCGGGTGGCGGATATGGTAACTTGCGTGATAGTATTGTCAAGAGAGTCAGTGCTACTCCATACCCGGCAATGCCAGAGGCACAAGTTGGGAGTTCGCATCCGATTGCCCTTATGCATCATGAGGGAACTAGGCCACATGAGATAAGGCCACGGTTAGCAAAGGTGCTTCGATTCCCAGCAGCATGGGCGCCAGGTGGATTTGCTGTAGCAATGGTGGTCCAGCATCCTGGGACAGCACCAAACCGATACCTGACGGACAACCTACATCTAGCCGTGGAGTGATGATGGCCAAGCAATTCAAAGCACCAAGGGACAAGCGCCCACCACTTGATTTCGAGGTCACGTATGATCGCCTGGTGAATGACGAATTTGTTGAGCAGACTGACAAATTTCAAGCACGGCCAAGCGTTGCTGGCGGATTGTTATTACAGATTGCGGCAGCGATGAACGCAGAGATTGGCGTGCAGTCTACTGAACTGATCCGTCTATTCGATGGTGCCTTGATGCCTTACGACAGGGCAAGATTCAAGACATTGATCAACGATGTCGACACAGCAATCCCCATTGAAACATTGGGTGAAATACTTGAGTGGTTGGCTGGTGAGTATGGTGACCGCCCTACATAGAGTGCCTGGTCATTTTTGGCTGGGCACGCGCTAATTGGGCAGATGTGGAAGGGCGATTGTTGCTATCAGGACTCAATCCATACAAGCTGGATGCAACTCAATTGGTCAATGTTTGCTATAGCATGATCATCTCAGACTTGATGAACTTCGAGATATCCAGAGTTGAGGCTCGTGAAACAATTGATAAACGCATCAAGGACATGGTACAAAGTGAGAAGATTAGACGCAACATAAAGGTGGAGCCAGAGCCGTTCCACATGTCACCAGCGATGATGGCTCAAATGGGAATCAAGATCAACCAGCCTGCAAAGGGGTGATCTCATGGTAATTCTTGGTGAAGCTTTCATCAACGTCAAGATGAAGGATGAGTTCTCCTCAGCAGTGGCACACACTGGTGACCAAGTTGAAAAGCAGGTTGGTGATAAGTCTGAGCATGCCACCGGGCGTGCTCGTGCTGCTTTCAAAGCGATGAGCGGCACATTGCTGACTTCGTTCAGTCCCGCATTAGGCCCAGTCCAGGAATTGATTGATAAGGTAGATACCTTTGGAACTGCTACTGAGGGTATCAAAGGCAAGGTAAGCAAGTCACTCCTGGGTATCGGGGCTGCTGCTACTGCTACTGGAACATTGCTTGTGACCATGGGCGATAAGGACAAAATCGCCATGGGCCAGCTGAAGGATGTAGTTGGAAATGCCGGTGGTTCGTGGGATGAGTATAGCAAGAAAACAGAAGAGACAATCCACCATGAAGAGCATTTCGGCTATACAGCAGTGGACACCGCCAAGGCATTAGGTACCTTGGTATCTCGTACTGGAAAAGTTTCAGAGTCGTACAACAACATGCAGTTGGTAACTGACCTTGCTTCACAGAAGCACGTTAGTCTGTCTAATGCTGCTGGCATTGTCGCAAGAGTCATGAACGGCAATACAAAAACGCTCAAGCAGTATGGCATCACTACTGCTGAGATCAACAAGCTCACCGACACTGGCGTCAGGAAGCAAAAAGAGGATGCGCTGTCAAAGCTACAAACTGAGATTGCAACAGAGAAGTTGGAAAAGATAAACACCAAGGACAAGGCAACGCGAGCTCAGCTGACTGCTTCCATCGCAACAAATACCATCAAAGCAAAGGATTTGCAAAAAGAGATCAAGACAATGACGGCCAGCACAGACATTGGTCGGCAAGCTTCTGATCTCTTAGCCAAGAAGCTTGCTGGGCAGGCATCCGTAGCGGCTGATACCTTCACTGGGAGGATGAAGGAAGCTCGTGCAAAGATTGAGGATTTCGCCTCTACCGTTGGGCAAAAGGTTGGTCCAGCGATACAGGCTGCTGGACCTGTGATGATGGGTCTTGGTGCCATCATCGAGTCTGGCATCATTGGCAAGCTAGGCAGAGGCGTCAAAGCATTCAAAGAATTCATGGAGATTGAGAAGCTACAGAACGCCATTGCCAAGATATCGACTGGCGTCAACGTTGCTCTTGGCTTATCTGAGGATGCAGCGCTGGGGCCAATCATCCTTATCGTTGCTGGCATTGCTCTTCTGGCTGGCGGCTTTATCCTGGCATACATGAAGATCAAGCCGTTCCATGATTTGGTCAATATAGTCGCCCATGACCTGAAGCAATACTTCTTGGATGCGTTACATGCTGTGACTAGTGCCTTCAAAGATTTCGTCAAATTCTTTGAGGATGTTTGGAAGACTGTTGTTGGCATCATCAAGAAGTATGGACCAATCATCCTTGCTGTTACCATGCCATTTATTGGCTTACCGTTGTTGATCATTCAGCACTGGAATGTGATTGCTCCATTCTTTGAGAAGCTTTGGCATACAGTGTCATCGTTTGTTGCTCGCATGGCTGGTGATGTTGTTGGTGCGGTAACTGGCATGTGGCACAATGCGATTGGCGCCATCGCTAATCTTGTTAACAGTGCTGTCAGTTGGTTCCAAGGCCTGCCTGGCAGGATAGCTTCTGGCTTGGGCAATCTTGCATCCACCGTTGGCGGGGCAATAAGCCGTGGCCTGTCTGGCTTGAAACAAGATGCTATCAATCAAGTTGCTGGTGCTGGATCATGGTTGATCAGCGCTGGCAATAGCGTCATCCAAGGTTTGATAAATGGCATAACTAGCATGGCTGGTTCGCTTGTTTCAGCAGTGACTAGCACTGTTGTTAATAGCATCCCTGCTCCAATCAGGAAAGTCTTGAAGATGCTGTCGCCATCAAAGGTGATGGAGGAGATTGGTCTCAATGTAGTCCAGGGTATGGCCGGTGGTATCACCAAGAATAAGCATCTGGTGGCGAATGCATCCAGCGCCATGGCGGCTGGCGCAATCCCTGCTATTAGTGGGCCTGGAGTACACATGGCCGGGCATGGTGGTGCTGGTGGTCGTATCATCAATCTATTCCCCAACGCTACCATCGATTTTGGGCACAATTCCCCAGCAGCTGTTGTACAAAAGCTGGAAGCTGCCTTAGTAGCAAGTAGGCTATGATGGCGACTACATCACGGTTAGTTGATGAAATCACTGGTGAGTCTATCCAGTTGCTATATGACGAATCTGATCCGAACTTTTGCCAAGGCCCAATCTATCAAAGCTCAATTGATTATGGTTGGCCCGCACCTAGAGCCGTAGAAAACAATATGCCAAATAGTGATGGCATAGATGATCTAACGCAATTCTGGGGCGATAGGGCAGTAACATGGACTGGCTTCATAGTGCCTAACAAAGAATCACCATATCCTGCATTGGTGTGGGATAAGATCAGGGCGCTCGCAGCACCCGCACGACGGCCATGGATTTACTTTGAAGAGAATGGCTGGGATGGCGAACGTCGCATGCAGTTACGCGGTGACGTCTTAACATCGCCATTAGCACGCGACTTTGGGCCAGTAATTACAGCAAGCGCAGCATGGAAGGCACCTGCAGGTGTTAGTGAATCTGCTGATCAAGCATCATCGCCGATTGCAGCTGGAGTGGGCACTGGTGGTCTTTGCGTTACAAACACTGGGTATTGCTTCACCACCGATCCTTGTGCGTTCACTATCCCACAAGGTTATGTGGGTACAACGACAGAGATTGAGAATGAAGGCAATGTTGTTGTCTACCCAACCATTATCATAGTTGGTCAAGTAGTCAACCCTGCGATTATCAATATGACAACCAAGCAAGGAATCTACTTGAATGGCACGGTGAATCCAGGCCAAGTGCTATGGATCAAGTGCCACGATCGTACCATCTATGAGAACAATGATCCAACGCTGAACAAGCTTAGTTTGTATGACTATACCAAGAGCAGTTGGCTGACGTTAGCGCCTGGGATGAACCAAATCAATTACACATTCTCCGGTAGTGCTGCTGGCACTTGCACTATGCAGTATCGGCATAGATGGATTTAGGAGTAGCCGTGACAACTGAGACTCTGGCCCCAGAGGTAAATCCATTGGCAAGTGGGCCAATTGTCTATGGTGCTGCCCCACCTGTGTGGATGCAGCCAGCACCTGGTGATGCGCAGATTTGCTATAGCGCACAGAACTTCAGGTCATTGATTGGCGCGGTGTTCACATCGCCTGGCGTCATCAATAATGGTGACTTCAACGTTACCCAGAATGGCAATGGCGACCCAACATGCAACGTGGCGATCGGCACAGCCGTCATCGCAGGCACAACCATTGCAAACCAAGGCAGTTATCTGGTTTACAACCCAGCAGCAGTCAATGTTCAGCCACCAAGTCAGCCGGTGACATATCAGCGATATGACATCATCTGTCTGGTCATCGAGGATGGCCAGATAACAAACACGCACAACTATCGCTGGTCAATACAGGCAATTGCGGGGCAAGAGGCAGCGACGCCGGTCATTCCCGCAACTCCAAATGACGCCATACTTCTTGCGACAATCTTGCGATCTGTTGGTGGCGTGAATATCATCACCAGCATGATCACAAATGTCCAGCCACACGCATCGAACAATCCACTTGCAGTGCATGCTCCTGACGCAAATGCCTTGACCCACAGTGGTTTCTACTACATCGGCACCGGTGATGCCAATACACCATCGACCACTAGTGGTTCATTGCTTTATGTTGCCGTCCAAGATGCTAATAACCAAACGCAAATGGCAATGACATTGGCAGCACCGACGGTCATTTGGACACGAGCTTTGGTGGGTGGCGTATGGGGAAGCTGGATCCCAGTCACGGCACCATCGCGTTGTACTGCTACACATGCTGCTACGCAGAATGTTTTGAATGCGGCATGGACTGGCCTGACGATGACTAAGCAGGCTTATCCAAAATCAAGTGAGCCAGATGGCATATTCACGATCACTGGTGCACAAGTGAAGGTGCCCACTGATGGCTTCTGGTCAATCAATTGTGCTGTACAGCATGCTTCAGCAACTGGACGTGTTGGTTTGCGCATCAACAATGCAACTGCTGGTGTAATCATTGCCCAAAGTCTCCATGCAGCAGTTAGCGGTGTTGCTGACACACTCAGCGGTATGGATTGGTTGGCGGCCGGCACTGCAATTGAAATGGATGTGTATCAGGATAGTTTAGCGACACGCTCGTATCCAGCACACTCAAATGCTGCACCAGTAAAGCTGACATTAACGCGCCTGGCTAGGACATGACTGCTACTACACAAGCACCATGGACTATGGCAGTGGGGCCATGGAATACTGGCCCCGTTGTTGCTGTTGCTAATGCAAGAGGTAGACAATTCAACTTCCAAGTTGATGATTCAAGTAAGTTCACCTTCACGCTAAACGGGAATGACACTGTCTTCCAATACATCACAGAGTTGGTGACCGATGTTTGGGTTTACCGATATGGGCAGCTGTTTTGGCGAGGCAGGATTGGGGCAACCTCCGATGCCATCGATGAGCAAAGCAATGTCGTCACACTCAACTGTTTTGATTACCGTGAATGGCTTGGTCGTCAAATACTTGGACCTGGCGCCACGTTGTCATGGCGAGCTCAAACATCAGCAAAAGTCATCAATGATATGCTTGTCTGGATATTGGGACGTCCAGGCCTTCAGCCTCAATTGACGCTTGATGCAAGTGGATTGCCGACCAGTACAATCAACTTTGACACTTTGGTTGGCGGCACCGTCAAGGACGTTGTAGCATCAATGAATGGCTTTGGTTGGCAAGTCATCCCAGTGTCACAGCTTGGTCTTAACCTGAAAGCCGTTTCGCCATTCTACTATCGTAGAAATGATGTATTCGTTATGGAGTATGGCGGTGCAGTTGCGCAGGTTGCTCGCAGCCTTGATACTGGCAATTTTGCCGATTCTGTTTTTGCTAGTGGTGATATGGCATTGGCACCAATAGTGCAGGATGCCACTGGGATCGCCACTGCCCCGCAAGGCCGTATTATGGCAGCGGCAAGTGATCCAAGCATTGTTGATCATTCACATCTGGTTGCCTTTGCGAATCAGCAGGCAACGAACATGCAATTGGTCGCTGCGGCATGGACTTGTGTGTTGAAGAAAGGTGTTTGGATCAACCAGGCTGATGCGTGGGTTGGTGACATCATCAAGTTCATAGTCAAGTCTGGACGTATCAATATCAACGACAACTATCGCATCACGCAAATGGACTTGACATTATCAGATGATGGTGCTGATCACCAGGTCAACTTGACTTTGGTGAAGCCACCGTTCATGCCATACTAGGATGTGACAACATGGCACAGTTGCCTCCAAATCCCATAAAGGCATTGGACAATCTCAATGGCCGTGTTGGTGTTCTTGAGCGCAAAACATATGTCGGCCAAGGCTCTCAAGGTCCAGCTGGACCAACAGGTCCACAGGGACCAACAGGCACGACCGGTGCCCAAGGCCCCGCAGGACCCCAAGGCTCACAAGGCAATACTGGACCTGCGGGTGTGACTGGACCAACAGGAGCAAAGGGTGCGACTGGGCCTGGTGTAGCTGCTGGCGGTGGTGTTGGCCAGATATTGGCCAAGAATAGCACGACAGATTATGACACTCACTGGATCGATGAAGCCACTGGCGGCGCTGGAACAACGTCGCTAGATACAGGCTGGCTGTACTTTGGTGTACAAGGTGGGATTCAGTTCAACCCAGCATCTCCAGCAGCACCATATACACAAGGTGCATGGGGATTCTCTCGTGGCCGGATTAGACGTGACGGTGCAGGGCAAGTCTGGATAGATGTCTTCATTGGCTCTATGGTGCCATCGTTAACAATCCCAGTTTTTACAATGCCGCCTGGCTTTAGACCTGCGTATCCCATCACTATGCCTGGGCAATGTGGTGGTGGGAACACAGGTACAATCCTCATTAATCCCAATGGTGATGTATTTTATGCTGGTAACATAGGCAATTCGAGCCAGCCAATCGCATTCCATAATTGCCAGTATATGGCTGAGGATTCTGCTTCGCCACCAGTCTGGACCCCATTAACACTAGGCAGTGGTTGGGCAAACGTGTCTGGCTATCCACCAGCACGGTATTATGTTGATCCAGCTGGTGATGTCCATTTATCAGGCAGGATTGCTGGCGGCACTGCTGGGGCTGGCAATTTCTTTGCGACGTTGCCTGCTGGCTTATATTCAACTGGCAACTTTCAGGTACTTTATACTGCTAATTCTGGCGGAACACCTAATCCCAGTGGTGGTGGAACGGCTAGAATTGACTTAGACCTCAATGGCAATTTGATGGTCTTAGGTTATGCCACCAATGGTGGAACTAATCAAGGCGTTAGTCTGGACGGCATAGTCATTTCAAACCCCAGTGGTACATGGGGAAACTTGGCACTAACTAATTCATGGGTGAACTATGGTGCTGTGTGGGCACCAGCACAACATTGCCAGAATAGGTTTGGCGTAGCTGCAACTCGTGGTTTGATAAAGGGCGGCACCGTAACTATTCCAACAGCAGTTGTTGTCGCCAATACATTCCCAAATCCAGCCGTATCACCTCGATATGAATACCTGTATGTCAATGGTGCCAATTCAAGCGAAGCATGTCGCGTTGACATCATGATTGATGGTTCGCTTAGCTTCCAGGGCTTCCATGTTGGTGGCACCAACGCCTATGTTTCATTGGCCATGCGTTGGCTGGTTGATCTTGAAGCGTCGCCGATGGGGCCACCTGGGCCTACTGGCCCACAAGGCATTCAAGGAGTTCCGGGTCCAGGGACTGGTGGTGCGCAAACAACGCCAACCACTTTGATTGGCAGTAGTTCATCATTAACATCAGGGCAGGCTGCAGAAGTTAGCACGCTAACGGTGCGCGACCAAGGCACGGTGCCCGTGGTTGGCGGAGCATGGACGCCTGCGGTTAGTGGTTGGCATACATTTGCTATATTCATGAACTGGGGTGGTAACGCTACTGGAAGACGGCACTGTCAACTTACCGTACAAGGACAAGGCTCTGGTGGGGTCATTGCCGAGTCACTAATCCCATTGTATCCAAATAGCGTTAGTCTTGAATATGCTGGTGGTACTGCTGTCCCGGTATATCTGACTGCTGGAACACAATATGTGCCGATTCTATATCAAGATTCTGGTGCAGCAATAACTGCTACTGGAATCGTTGCTTCATTGCGGCCTATTGGGAATGTTGGTGCTCAAGGCCCAGCTGGCGTAGCTGGTGCTCAAGGTCCGACTGGACAAACTGGACCACAAGGAGCCACTGGTAACACTGGACCATCTGGACCGGCTGGTGCTAATGGCGCTGATTCAACGGTACCAGGGCCACCTGGACCGACTGGTGCGCAGGGATTGCCTGGTACGCCTGGAGCAACTGGGCCAACTGGGGCTACTGGCGCACAAGGACCAACAGGACCACAAGGTGTGGAAGGGAATGATGGACCTGCTGGACCAGCGGGGCCACAAGGCAATACCGGACCTGCTGGGCCGCAAGGTGTGCCAGGAGTCGATGGAACACCAGGTGGACCGCAAGGGCCACAAGGCATTCCAGGCTCGCAATGGCACATCCAGGGCCAACCATACAACGATTACAATGATGTGCCTAATCCTAATGCCAATGATTCATTCTTGTATAACAGTGGTGAAGTCTATGTCTTCAACGGCACTGCATGGAATCAAGATGGCAGTCTATTGGGGCCACAGGGTGCTACTGGACCGCAAGGACCACAAGGACCAATTGGGCCCGTAGGTCCACAAGGTCCGACAGGCACTTCTACCATAGGTCCACGTAGTGTTGTCCAGATAAACAATGCGGCGACGGCGACTGCGAACGCCATTCATATGGTCAATTGCAATGCGTCGTACACCATCACGTTACCAGCCGCACCAGCAGACAATTCGGTGTGCGAGTTTATCCGTGAGGATAATGCGTCGTACACGGCGACAATCCAAGCTGGTGGTAGCGATTCGATGCAATGGGGACAACCGTTCGCGCTGCGAGGTTTTGCCGCTATACGGTTGATCTATTCCGCATCCATCGTTGCATGGAACTATGAATCTGTTTACGTAGATGGGATGACCAACGTTGTTGGTGTTACCGTTGGGGCCAACATCAATACGTTAATGCGCCGCGATGCTAACGGTCGTTCACAGGTTAACAATCCGGCAACGGCTTTGGACGTTGCTAACAAGGGTTACGTTGATGCCGTACCTGTCAATTACAAATTAGTTGCATACGTACCATCGACATCAGTCCAACCAGTCACCAGTGGGACTCTGAAAGACACCGGTATCGGTGATGTAACGGTAAACAACATTATCCCACAGGCATATTATCGTGTACGTTATATTGCCCGTGCGCAATATGATGCTGGTACTGCGACTAACTGTGATTTCCAGATTCGAGATGGTAGTAAGGCAAGCCCAACAACAGCAAGTCTGATAATAGCAGGAG